GTTAAAAATGTTTAATAAAAAATATGGAGTTAAAAATGTTTAATAAAAAAATAACGTTTTGCGCGATTGATAAAGATATGGCGGATATAAATCCTCATCCTAAACCAGCTTCTCATTTTATTCCTGATGAATATAAAAAACTAGAACGTTTTGATAAAGGAAATATGCATAATCCTACACTTAAAACTTGTATACCTTTTTTAGATTCTATGACAGCGGGTTATATAATACCGTTCGATCAAGATTATTTAATAGATCCTGTAGAAGATGATTTTAGTGTGACTCCATCTAATGGGGAACTACTGGATTTTGGCTACCATCAAGCTGCTCAATTACCTAAAAAATGGCATAAAACTACAGGAGAAAACGCAGGAAAATTCCATAATAAATGGCTAATAAAAACTCCTCCTGGGTATAGTTGCCTATTTATTCATCCGATGAACAGAATAGAGGAACGTTGGAAAATGATAGAAGGAGTAGTAGATACGGATGTATATATTAATGCAATTAATTTTCCCTTCATTCTACACAAACGAGATGAACAATTTTTAATTAAAAAAGGAGACCCCATGATTCAAATTATTCCTTTTAAACGAGAATCATGGAAAATATGGTCTGGTTTTTATATGGAATTACGACACGGAAAAACTAGAAATCTTTTAAAAAGTGAATGGGTTGACAGATACAAAAAAATGTTTTGGAACAAGAAAAGTTTTAAATGATCCAATTAAAAGACTACATTAAAATATACCCTAATATTTTAAAATCTGAAATCTGTAAAAAAATTATTACACAGCCAGGACTATCTTTTGATTCTGCACCGGTACTTGACGCCAGCTCATCCACCGAACAATATAACACCGAGAGAAAGTGTTACATAAAAACCTTAGATAAACAATTTAATCAATTTTTATATGATGCAATTGGTACTATTCTACTATCATATCAAGCCGAATTTAAATATTTTTATACAGGACTCAGCTGTGAAGATACAGGATATGAACATTTATTATATAAGGGAGAGGAACAAGGCGAGTATAAAACACACACCGATCATTTTGATCTTTATCCACGCGTTCTTTCTTGTTCGTTTATACTTAATGAGAATTATGATGGAGGCGATTTTTCTTTTTTTGAAGGAGAATACATTGTTAAAAAAGAAGCAGGAAGTGCTGTTATTTTTCCTAGCAATTTTTGTTTCCCCCATGCTGTAACTCCAGTTAGTAACGGAGACAGGCACGCTATTATTACATGGATACATTAGAAGACAAAAAATATAAATATGTCAAAAACATGTTGTCCATGGATTTGGTAGAATATCTGTCTACTTGGCATTTAAAAATTTATAAAAAAGCACTCCCAGATACTCAAGTTCCTTTATCTCTTTCCTTTCATTCCAGCGAGTCAGAAATTTTTCAACATTTAATCCATCATTTACTTCCTATTATGGAACAACAAACTAATTTAAAATTAAAACCTATTTACAGTTTGAGCAGACTTTATTTAGGAGGAGCTGAATTAGAAAAACACACGGATAGAAAGGCTTGTGAAATAAGCGCTTCCATAACTTTAAAATATTTTTACGAAGATAAAAATTATAAATGGCCTCTTTGCATGGGGGATATACCCATAGTTATTAAATCAGGAGACGGGGTAATCTATAAAGGATGTGAAATAGAGCATTGGAGACCTGTTTTTCAACAGCCAAAAGAATATTGGCACCATCAAATTTTCGTGCATTATGTTGATTTAAATGGCCCTTACGCAGACCAGAAAGAAGAATATACTATTACGAATAATTAGGGTCGTAATCAACCCAAGTTTTTGACCAATCCCAAGCTGCGGGTGCTTCCTCAGCATTAAAAGTTTCTCTGGTGCCTCCACCATTAATCCATGCCGTTCTTGCACTTTCCCAAGCAGTCTCATAATCAGAGATCGCTGTTTCAATCTGACCTTTACGGGTTTCTCCCCATGTTAATAAATCACCTATAGTAGTTGATCCAACAGAATCAGATGTAGAATTTAAATCAGTATTACCTGTCATGTTACCCGTAGAAGCATCTTTATTTTGAATTTCATTTTGTCCAACCAGATCATTCCAAATAACAAAATGAATTGTAGCAGGAAGAGAAGGCATTGCATTTCCTTTATCTGCCCAGTGAATTAAAAATGAATTATCTACTAAGACACTTTCTCCATTTGCTATTACAATTTGTGTTGCCATTAATATCTCCTAGTGTTTTATAATATAGTTAACAACCAGGTACGGTGAAAAAGAATTATTTCCCGCCGCTGTTACTGTTCCTGTTAGTGTTCCTGTTGTAGTCACAGCTACTGTTCCTGTTAAGGTCCCTGCTAATGTATGAGAGTGAGTATGACCTGTTCCACTTCCGGCCGCATTAGTATTAGGCATAGAAGCTTGGTTATCCCCACCCTTACCAAGTTGGTTACCTGGACTTCCTCTTCCAGGGGGTAAACCATGACTGTGACTGGCTAATTGAGCCTCGGTCACAGAAGTATTAGAAATACTTCCTGTTACCGTCACGGCTTGGTTATTAGCCACCGTGCTTGTAGCAGAAACAGATTGGTTATTAGTCAAGGCTACTGTTACAGTATTCGCGCCTCCTGTGCCTGCTAGATTATAAGTATTACCATCATAACCTTGAGGAGTTTTTCCTTGAAGTTGAGGTACGTTGAAAGTTGAAGAGCCATCTCCTACCCCATAAGTTGTAGAAATTACAGCAAATAATTCAGCATATGTTGTTCGTGAAATAGCGGTTCCATCACATAATACATAACCATTAGGAGCAGTTGCTTTACCCCAAGGCTTAATGGTGCCAACTTCACTTCTATTTGTAAAATCTTGTAAATTAGTCATTATATTTTAGTCTCCACCCTTCAGTTGAATCATAATATACCAAAGAAACTCCTGCACTGTTAGTGGAAATTATCATATCGGCTGCGTCTCCTTGAACTTTTTCAGAGCCGCCATCAACCGTAATGTTATTGGTTCCCGCATTTCCGTCCCCATCAACAATTTTCACTTGCATTCCAATTGTGGGAGAGGCGGGTAATGTTATGGTAATTGCCCCGCTTGAGCAATCACAAAAAATATTATCCCCGTCTGAAGCTGTGTAAGGGGAGTCGCCAGTTGCTTTTTCCACCCATGACTCTCCTAATCCAGCTAAACTAAATACATCATACCAGTTGGTTCCGTCTGTAGCGACGATACGCATTTTTCCGTTGACCACGGACATCGTATTTCCACTCGCACCCAGGCGTAGTGTTAAAGCATATCCGCCCCCAGTGTTATTGTAAACCATGTAAGTTTTTTGTGTAGCCGGGAACTGAACAACACGAACGGCTGTCAGAGTTCCGGAAAGAATAAGAGTATTCTGCCGCGCTTCGTTATTGGCCTGAGTTTGAGGACCATCTGTATTAGTAAGAGTTGTATCCCCATCAGTTAATGTCTTGGCATAAACGCCCGCAATAGCAAATTCAAAAACCTGAGAAAAATTACTATTGGTAATGGTTCCCCACGTCCCTGAATTTTCTCCTGTAACTTGTAATTCTGTTCTTAATCCTGTTGAGTACGTCGATACCATAGCTTATTATTTAACACCTTTTATTAATAAAGAAAACATTTTATGCAGCCAATGATACATTATTCCAGTCTGCAGTTTGGCTGTCGTCTACAATAGACCAGTTGGTTATTCTTAAACTACCCACTGAGGAAGTCAACTGATTTCCAGTTGGTTCTACAAGAGCCCCTGCAGCTACCCCCGCATCTCCTACACTTAAAGTAGCAGAAACACCTGTGAAAGTATAAATAGTTTCTTGGGTAACATCTCCTTCGGAAACTGTTGCCTCCACCCCTGTGGGTTGTGCTTTGGCCGGAGCCGTAGCATCGCCTACCGCAGCCGTTAGAGCTTGCCCTGTAATAGCAGGTTGGGTAGCAATATGAATAGTAACATCATTAACCGAAGCCGTAACAGCATGTTCAGGAGCAGCAACAATAGTGATATTATTATCTCCGCTGACAGCATAAGTGCCAATAGTAAAAGTAGCAACCTGGGAATCTGGTGTTTGATTAGCATCTCCCGTAACAGAAGATACATCTTCGGTGCTGGCTGTAGCAGATTGACCTGTAACACTATTAGTAATTCCTTCAGCTCCCCATTGTTGGTCTCCCCAACCAATAGCAGCTCCAGTATTAATATCTGTGTCACGGTTCCACCCTGTAGTTTTTGAAACAGATTCAGTGGTATCCCCTAGACCAACGGTAAGATTGGTATTAACACCTGTAACTTGAATGAATTGACCGGTCCCGGCTGTAATTTGCCCAATAGTCCAGTCTAGTTGCTCGCCTGTAAGATTAACTAAAGCAATACCAGTAGAAGTAGCATCGCCTGCCGTAGCAGTCGTTGATTGTCCGGTAACAACAATAAATTGATCAGTAGAAACGCTAAAACCGGTTCCTAGAGTGACCGTAGCACTTTGACCAGTAACATTAATAGGAGCATATTCACTACCCGCACCTGAGCCCCCCCTTTCACGTCCCCAGCCTTGAATACTGGCCATCTAGCCTCCTAACTAGGCTATGCGCAAGATAGCACTATCGTCTTCAGCAGCAGGAAATGAAATTGTAAAAGTTCCAGCAGTGGAAGATTTAACTCCACCAAAATCCAATATACATACTGCAGCATTAGTTGTTAAACCTGATACAGTTGAGTTATTGTAAATTACCGCAGCCTGGGCTGATATCGTTGCTGAAGTAAAAGACACATCCGCAAAATCTACAACCGCAGTTGTATTATCTAATTTAGGATAAGTCGATTCTACAGTAGCAGCTCCACCACCAGCAGTATACGTTCCAGAATTACCCACTTCATCTGTTGTTTCATAAGCCGTTGTTGTATTATTCAACGTTACTTCAGAATCAAAAAGCGCTAATTTGAAAGAATTGCCAGTAGATGCGGTAAAATCTTGCAGACCCTTTAATATTTCGGTCTTAAACGATTTAACAACACATTGTTCAATAGCCATAGTTTCTCCTTAAAAGTTATGGTTGGACAGATTCAAGAGGTATCCTCAAGACTCCATCAAAAAATTCACTGCGTCTTCGTCGTCCCTGTTGTTCAATGGCAAATACTTTCATTGCCTCTTGAAAAGATTGTTGGTACATCTGCAACATATCAGCAGGGCCTTTCAAAAACTTATAAGCTTCAACCAGGCATCC